GAAAAAAATGTGCCTTATATTATAAATCCATTCACAAAAGATAATCCATAACCAAAGGTCGCTAGCCCAACGATTATAAAATCCTTTACTAAAAGATAAACTATTGTTATGAAATCGATGCATTCGCATTAATATAACTAACAAAAGGTAAAATATTAAAAAAAACAACGCCTTTACACCTTTTCTAATTTAAAACGCCCATTATTTTACTATGTTAAAATATTGGGATACCAAATAGTAGAATGCGGTGCATCCCCTTCAAAATCATATTTATCATTTGTGTTTTTTGTATAATAGTATACAGCAATCGAGTTCCTACTTATATTTTTAGGAGTATTTAATTTTTTAGGATGTCCGTGAATACTTTTATTTGAGGTATTAAATATAACACATCTATTTAAAATTGGTAATATTTTTTTAACACAAATATTTTTTTCTTTGTCACAAAGACATAATTCCCCTTTATATTCTTCTTTCCATTCTGGGTTCATATAAATCAATAAATTAATTCTTCTATCTAATTTACCATAATGATTATGATATGAGTTAAAATCAGTATGTAATTGTAAATATCCACCATTTTTTATTCGGTGTATTCCTGCACCTTTTAACGCTATATCATTTGTTATTAGGTTTTCAATACCTGTAATTTTTTCTAAATATTTTATAAATTCAGGACTGTTTAATTCTGTAAATAAATTTTTTAAATAATCACCATAATTTAAAGAAAATGCATATTTATTATATTCATATCCAGACCGTGGATTTATAAATTTAGTATTAGCATCTTCATCTTTCAAATTGTTTATATTTAATAATATATTATCTAATACATCATTTTTTAAAAAATTGTCAATAATTGTATGAGGAAATGGATAATTATCATAACTAACATTTTTCAAAATATCTTCATTTATGAAATTCATGTATATAAAATATAAAATATAAAATATAAATATTTTATTTTTTATAGTAAATTATTAAAATAATGCGCGTTTTAAATGAGAAACTGTCTTTAAAGTCTTATCAGTCGACTTTTTAAAAAAAGTCTTATCTGTCGACTTTTTAAAGTCTTATCTGTCTTTAAAGTCTTATCTGTCGACTTTTTAAAGTCTTATCCAAAGACATTCTCCCTAGAATACAGAATATACAAAAATCCATCCTTATTTTTAAACCGATGATACACATCTTCCATCTCCAAACTAACAGGCACCACTACGGCATCATCCCCCACAAACAAAAACAGCGCCGAGCTAGCCGGAAGCCTAATTCGTTTCCGAATGACATACATGAACTGGCCAATTGTAATATTATGTGGAACCAAATATTTGTGTTTATCGATATCAGGGCATCCCATATCATGTCTATTTTTCTCACATATGACAGGAAATCGGTCAGTATATCTTTTCATAATTCGCTCCGATTCAGTGCTTCTTTCAAAGAAAGAATATTGCTCGATAAATTTTCTGTCAGATAGAAACATAATTTATTATAGTAAATTATGTTTAAATTTTAATTAAAACAAGTTAATACTGTTTCAGCTTCTTGCATTTCGTTTTTTTTCTTGCATTTCGTTTTTTTCTTAGTTTTTTAATAGATTTTCTTTTTTTAGATTTTCTTCCGCCTTTTTCATTTTTGCGCACAACATTTATTCTATATAATTTATCAGCATCTATTGGGAAAACAGCTCCACTATATTCAAAAATAATAGAAGCATCGATATTTTGTTGTCCAGTGTCTTTATTTACATTATAATTACTAATTAAATCACTACCTGTTATTTTAAGCCCTTTACCAACAAGCTGATTTAATTTATCTTTTGATATAACATTACTGGGTATCAATGGTTGTATTTGCGGTTGCGATTTTCTATTTTTTAGAACTTCCATTATTTTTTTTGTAACTATCGATAATTTTTTATGTAGTTCTTCCAATTTTAAATTGGAAACAACATCTTTATAACATACTATTTCTTTATTTTTACATCTACGTATCATGTCCGAAACAAAAGTTTCATACATATCTTCTGGAATAGGCAATTTATGTAATATATTAAATAAAGAAGTAAAAGTATAACTTAGTTTATATAAAAAATCTTGAGTTTTATCCTGTCTATAAGAATAAAAAAGTCTTAAATCCCTATTTTTATTAAGTGTTGCGCTTATCAGTTCTAAAAAAACATCTTCAGGGATTTTCATTTCTTCAAATAAGCTAAAAAAATTAGCTTTTAGTTCACGTGCAATATCATTAATTATAACATTAGTTTCATTAATTTTTAAATCATAAAGAATCCAATGAACATCGCTAATATCATTTGCTTCTAATATTTTTCTAGCAACATCTCCAGAGTTGGGGATTGATAAATCTTTTAGCATTTCTATTATGGCATCAAATATCCAATAGTCATCATTTCCTGCCCTACCGGAGATATCTCTAATCATATATAATATACAAACAAGTTACTTCAGCTTCTTGCAAATATAATTATTGTAATAAAAGGCGCCAAATAAATAAATTACGCCAAGTCCATATGCAGCAAAAAATATGATAACATAAAAATTAATCCATGTCTCCACCGGTGGCAAATAAAAATAAAAATTAGAATACAAGATAAAAAACTGAACAAGCTGCAAAGAAGTAATATATTGCTTAATAAATCGTATTTGATTGATTTTCAATAAACAGCCGAGATAATATGAATACATAATTGTATGCACAAACGAATTCAATAAAGACGCCATCCAAACAACATCCACCTTATATACCCACATTAAATGCCAACTGAGAACGGCACCAATGTGATGATACTTTTGCAGAAACAGCGGCGTTTTACCATTTAAATAAAGCAGAAAGGTATCAAAAAATTCGTAATACTTGGACAAATAAAAGTAGAAAATAATTTTATCAAATGCGGCATCCTGAAAATAATAATTATGCTGAAATACGATTCCTTTGTCATGCAAAATAAACAACAAAGAACAACATGTCCAAGCACTAAAGCCAACTAACAAGGCATTATGAATAACCGAGAAGGAATATAATAAAGACGCATTAATTCGTAAATCTTTTGGATAATTTACATAACCAAAAATAGCGAGAAATGGGAATAATAATAACATAGCACAAATGAATTGTTTTAAAATGTTTATATCCTTTTAATAAATGTTTTAATCAAAATTCAAAATCAAAAATCAAAAATCAAAATTATTTGAATGCATTCGCAATCTTCTGAAACCAGGGCGCCTCCGTAACAAATATTTTCCACTTGGCAGTCACTAACAATATCCATCCAAATAAAAAGAATAATAATTTTGTTTCGGCAGACATCGGACCAGACTTGATAATAGGATGAAAATAGTAAATCAACAGAACAGACATGGAAACGATAAAAATGAATTCAGTGCGCTCCTTCCAGTAAAGCAACTTTTCATCATACTTGTCAAACGAAGTGTTAGTGTGCGACAACACTAAATGTCCTAAAGCGGCCGCCACAAAAATGCATTTAATAATAATTAAAAAGACAACGAAGTAATCCATTTTTGTATTTAACGTAAGCTCAAACATTTCTAATATATATTATAAATAGAAAATATTGCAAACTGCGTTAAACCTTTCCAATCCAGAATTTATTTTTAATCATGATAAACATAATATACGCTAATACTAACAAATTAACAATAACAATAATAGGGATATTATTTATATTTCCTGGAATATAATTGTGCGCCTCCTGCATCTTCAAATCATTGCGCTCTCTAAATCGCAAAAGGAGTAATGCAATAGACAACAAGGCCAAAATAAGAATACAACTAGTATTCGAGAAAATCGCCATAAGAACCTCATTATTCAATATGGCTAGCAGCACAGTAATGATAAGCGAAGCATAAATCGCATTCGACGGCGAACCATTCTTGTTGGTTTCAGCCCAAAACTCCGAAAAGGCAATCTTCTTGTCGCGACCCAGTCCTTGCATAAATTTGGTCGCCGACATGACCGACAAGAAAGCCGTATTAAACATGATAACAGCGCCTATAACAAAGACAATATTTGCCGTCAATTTGTTAGTTAGCACTTCATACAACTTAGTAATAATATTAAATGTGCTACTGGCTGTTTTGAAATGCAGCACACATAGTCCGCTAACAATGACGGCAATGTAAATAAGTGTCGTGATGCTAATCGAGGCAATTAATGCGGTCTTGTTGTTTTCCGGGTCTGCCGATTCATCGCTAATTTTGACCAAGAAGTCGTAACCATTGAACAAGAAGAGAGACAACACAGAGGAAAGCACGAATGAATCCCAAGACACGTTGGGCGCCGAAAACGTTTCCTTATAACTAACAAATCGGGCACTAAATGCAATAATTGTGCCTAGAATTAGTATCATCGCCACCGAAATGGTGTTTGCCACTACTTTGGATGTTTCGATGCCCATGTAATTGATGAAGCTCATGAGGAAGAGCAGAAAAATAGAGAAGGCCTTTTGTTGAAAGGGGGAGAAATCAAATGGCAAAAAAGCGCTGAGATATTTAGAAATGGAAATCACGATAGTGACACCAGAGAAGATGGCAAAGAAATAGGTTAAATAGAGCATAATTTGTCCCGTATTTTCGCCGAGTGTATCTTGAACGGCGAGATATTCAGTAATGCTAGATTTAAATCGGCTGTAAATTTCAATATAACAGAAACCCATGATGAGACTGATGATGGCGACGACTAACAAAGCAAGAAGAGACTGATTGCCGCCGTATTTAATGGACTTGCTTAAGATAACGAAAATGCCTGCCCCGACAATATTGGCCAGACCCATTAAAATAAGGTCGAACAAGGTAAGAGAACCCTTTTTTTTACCACTGTCGTTTTTATCCTGACTACCCTGACTATCCTGACTACCCTGACTATTATTAGTATTGTCTTTTTCCATTATATAATTATGCAATAATTAATTTTGTTAGTTTATAATGACAAACAACTAACAAAAAATATGGACATATATTAGTATAACTAATTATGGACCTAAATAAAGAAGCCTTACAAAAAATATATAATCAGATTACCATGAAAACGGCACCAGTATTGATAATTATTTTTCTAACATTTTTGATAACATTTAGTGGCACTAAACTAACACTAATGGCAGCAACCGATATGTCTTATTTTTTGTTAGTTGGTATGTTAATCCTGAACCAAATAATATGCCTTTTCTTTTTAAAGACACATAATCAGAATCAGAATCAGAATCAATACAAAATATACATCATTTTAATGTCCATTTTAATGACGTTTGCATTAATTTACATTATATATATAAAACGCATTTATGATAAAGAAAAGCAAATCATAACAAAGCTGAATGAACAAGATATATTAAAAGACACCAATGTGACTTGTTAAAATTAAAAATAAAAATAAAAATAAAAATAAAAATAAAAATAAAAACAATAAAAACAAAATAAATATATTTACCTTAAAACAACTTAAAGACGCCGCAGATATATAATATGTAGAGGAATAAATGTAATATTTATTCTTCTGCGTATTAGTTTCTTACAGCAAATCCAACTTAAAACCGATTATGATTAATTACTCTTTAAACCCAAAGAAACTAGCAAAACTAAAACACGGATGCAGGTGAAGAGTAAAATCTTTTGTATCCATACAGCAACTATCTTTAAAACGATTATCGACAGTTCTTTGCTTTGCACGGAATTTCACCCCCAACACATGTTTGCTCACCTTTGAAAGTGTAAAATATGTAAAACAATAAATGGAATTATTGTGGCCTCGAATATATAATTATTTATTTAATTATTTAATTGTAAATATTGGGCAACATGGTCTTATGGTGTAGCTGGTTAGCACTCGAGACTTTGAAAATAACATGAAGACATCTCGCATCCTGGGTTCGAATCCCAGTAAGACCTTTTTTACAATTAGTTAATAAATAATTCAAAACCTTATTTATTAATACACTTTTAGCGATAATAATATGCAAATATAATATAAGAAATAATGAGTGATTCAGATTCATCAGATGAAGATAATTATGGATTGACTGATTTATTTAATCCAATAAAATCTATTAAAAAAGCTGCAAAAAAAGGACTACAAAGGTTAACCCAGAATCCAGATGACCCAGTTGTTGAAGCTGCTGCGATGGAAGAACAATTAGAGTTGCACCCAGATTTGGAGGCACTTGGAGCCCAGGCTTCCCGAGGTCGAACGGTTCTTGGTAAACCGATATATCAGTCACTAACAAAAGTTGTTCTATTAAAAGACAAGGCAAAAACCACCACATTATATGCTATTATGCAGGAGCCTGAATATATTGAAAGCTCAGATTGTGCTCCAGTCACAAATTTTTTAGGTGTTGATTTTGAAAATAAATTATATGGATTAGTTATTCAAAAAGGAGATGAATTCTCAATGTATCCAATTGGGGCTTTTCTCGGTCCTGAATCTGTTACCAAAAATGAGGCAACTGATACATATGAAACAGGCCCTCGTGATATTAATCTTTTTGTATATACGATGACAAAAGACGGCCAACTTGTGGTAGTGGCAGATTCATTATATTCCTACCCTGGTTCAACGAGCGGCGGTATATTAAACGAAATATCAAAAAAGTTAACTTCTGATGATAAAAATCAAGCTAATAAATTAGCAAAAGAAACCATCGAAAAATATTTAAAAGAAATTGCGATAAAAAAAAATCTGATAACAAATATTAATAAAACGAATCTTGCTAGGATTGCTACCGATGATGTTCAACAATATGGGTTATGCGAATTACTATCACCATTAGAACAAAAAGAAAATTTAACGATGATGTCAAGGCAAAGTGTAGTTTCTGCTTCAACTATAGGGGAATTATTAGCTAATTTCCTTATATCCAGTAAATCAAATCGAAAAGATTATCAAGAAAGTCTGGCTCCTAAATTAGAAATATCTGAAAAATCAGCTGAATCAAAAAAAATTGAAGAAGAAACAGCAAGAATTAAAAAAGCAGTAGAAGGATATGTAGGTCATAAAACGAATCAAGCAAATGCATTAACCAATGCAAAATTTAAAGCAGATTTAGATTTAGCTTTAGCAGCAAAACAAGAAGAAGTAGTAAAAAAACCACCAAGAGTTCAAAGTAATGCATCAAAATTAAGAGCTGCTCGTTATAAAGAAATAGAACAAATAGTAAAAAAAAGACCGCCATCAGAGTTAGAGTCAGGCGGTTCTAAAACCAAAACAAAACACAGAAACAGAAACAAAAAGTCTAAAAGACACATGAAAAACAAAAACCACAGAAAAACCAAAAAACATAGAACTAAAAAATCTAGAAAATGCAAAAGATAATTATTTTCTTTAACTATATTAAGAATTATAATATATATTATAAAAAACAACTTAAAGAGAAGTTGCCTATATAATATGTGAAGGAACAACAATGCCTTCCAATATAAAATTTATTATGTAAACAACAACTTCTTTGAAATGGGGAGAAGTTGCCTATATAATATGTGAAGGCACAACAATGTCTTCCAATATAAAATTATTCAAAGAATTCGGGGTGGCGCAGAGGAAGCGCGTCGGACCCATAATCCGAAGGCCGGAGGATCGAAACCTTCTCCCGAAAACCCTTTGCTTTAAAAAGGCAGAGACCAATACAAAAATTAACCAACCAATTGTATTTCCATACAGCAATCCAAACTTTTTACCTATTTATTAAAAAACCACATGGAAATAGCATTCAATTAAAGCACGGTTGGCCGAGTGGTCTAAGGCGT